TAAGAAACAGCAAAGATTAGGAGGAGTACCTAATAGACCGGTACAGCCAATATCACAACCCGAAAGTAGAACTCCTTCACAAGATCAAATTACATCACAAGTTCAACAATTAGCTCAACAGTTAGCTAATGAAATTATTGCAGAACGAGAACAATCTGAATTATTAGCTAGAAACGGAAGAGTTTTTACTAAATTTGATATTGTAAATGATATTGTTGATAATCAAACAGAAACTGTAACAGCTGGTTTGTGGTCTGACAATCTTGCTAGTTTAACAACATTTTTTACTGCTTCTGATCAAACCATATCGCAACGTCGTTATTATGTCGATACATATCAAAAGACACCTGCTGCAACGGGGTCTGCAGTTCAATTTTCTTTAGCATTTGGCCATGCATTAGGTAGTGGATCTGACTCACAAGGTCAATTAAATGATTCTCCATCTAAAGCAATTTATTCTCAGTATCGTCAATTATTATTGAACCCAAATGATACGAGATTTACAACAGCAGGATCTGGTAGCACTGATTATATTTATGTTGTTAACTTTAAGCGTAATCGATTAAAAGAAAGATTAGATGCTGGTAATTTTGAATTGCCTTTGCGATATATGTCTGCTTCACTTGATGTTAATGCAACTGGTAGTAATGTCGATGTTAGTAGTAGTGTGGTATTTACATTGATTGACGATTCAGCATTAGCAGCTGCTACAATTGGAGACTCGGGTCGAAGATATAATATTGTATCTGGTTCTATTAATGGAGGTGTTTATAATTCAACAGCACCTGTTTATTATGGATTAGCCTATCCTGATTATGGAACATTGATATTAGACGGTAAAATGTTAGATCAACAATTAAATTTCCAAACCACAACGGGTTCTAGTGTCGAAGGAAATAATCATTTCCGTTTATTTCATTCTATATCAGGTTCATCATTATTAACAAATCCTGAAACAAGTGACCCATATGGCTTCCTTGCAAGAAATTCAGAAAAAGTAACTAGCACACATTATTTTGTTAGAATTAAAAACGCTGAATATAACTTTTCGAATAATCCTTCTTATGTAACAGGTAGTGACGGATTGTTAAGACAGTCGACTTTTATCAGTGATCCGAAAACATATATTACTACAGTTGGATTATATAATGACTCACAAGAATTATTAGCAGTAGCTAAACTTTCTAAACCATTATTGAAATCATTCCAGCGCGAAGCATTGATTAGAGTAAAATTAGATTTCTAATATTTTGATACGTAATTTAGCCTCGTTATATTTATATTAAATGTAGCGAGGTTTTTACTATTATGTCTGAAGCTAGAATAAATGACACTACAATTTATGAAGGATTATATCCGTCAGTATTTAAAAAAATAGATACTGCAGATATTCAAATCAATCCATTTCAAGCGTTTAAAACATTTACAGTTTTAAGTGGTAGTTCTACAAGTAGTTTATTACCATTACAAGCAGTTTATATCGACACCGACGTATTACCAGCATTAGAAACTAATTTGGTGTATAATGATGCCGCAAATATAGACGGAAGTTTGCAAAGTGTTACTTATTTTTCAATCAATCATTTATTTTATAAAAACAAGAATCAACCATATAATAACTTCGGACAAACCAATTTAAATTTAATTAAGAAACATTTATATGAAACTGCAAGTGTATTTTCTTTTCCACAAAACAAAGTAGGAGAAGGAATAAAGCCAGGATCATTTACTTTGAATGTTGCAGATACTGCTTCATTTGCTTCTGATGAATATGGAAATATAAATGACACAACATTTGATACGGGGTCAATTATTTCTGCGGTTCAATGGTATGAAGGATTTAATGAATATTTTGATACAAGCCGAATTGATTATGAATCTAATAATGTAACTTATGTTGATGGTGTAAATGCTTCTAACGGAGATCAATTACCAATTGGATTATCAGCAAACTTTACCGGTAGTTCTTATATTAAATCTGCATTACCAGGTGCTTATAATCGAGACGAAAATTATGCAATATCATTTTATGTTTCAGGAGCTAATGCATCAACAAGCAATCAATTAATTATAACGAAGGCATCTTCTAGCAGATCTCCACAATATCCTTTTAGGGTAGAATTAAGTGGTAGCAATCAAATAGTATTTTCTGTAGCAGGAACTAATGAATATTCAATGCAAGTAACTTCATCAATTGTTGCCGATCAATGGCGTCATGTTGTTTGTGAAAAATCAGGTAGCACTTTGAATATGTATGTTGATGGAACAATACATGCTTCACAAAGTAATCCTGGATTGTTAACTGCAGATTGTTCTCCTGTTAGTGCATCAGATGCGAGAATTGATAATTCAGATGATTTATATATAGGTGGTTTTGGTTCTAGTTCATTGAACTTGTCAGGTAAATTAGATGAAATACGAATATATAATAAATCATTAACAAGCACAGAAGTTGGATATTTAGCAGATAGAACAGAAGGTGGAACATTTATTCAAACTGGTGTTGTAGGCAATGTATTTGAAAAACAAGGTATTGCAGTTGTTTCTACTACTGATTATCGTTATCACGGAATAACAGACTTTGCATATACGGCTTCTTATAAAAGTACCGTAACTATACATGAATTAGGAGTTACTACCAGAATTGATCAAGGCGATTTTAATATGTCTACTAATGTTTCATTGACAAAAGACGACAATGAAACTTATCGTTGTTTTGTAGCGTCAAGCAGTTTTGCACCATATATAACAACGATTGGATTATATGATGATGCTGGTCGAATGTTAGCAATAGGCAAATTAGCACAACCGATTAGAAAGCGTAATGATGTCGACATAAATTTTTTAGTTAAAATAGATTTAGATAAAAAGTTAATAAAATGATACGACTTAAAAAATTATTATCAGAAATGAAACAAGAAGATATAAGTAGACTTCTTGACAAAATAAAAAACAATGAATTTCGTTTTTTTGATCAAGGTGATAATGGTCGTGTTTATGAAATTGATGGTGAAGATAAACTTTTTAAAATAACTAAAGAATCTGATGAATTTGATGTCGCAAGTGTTATTGTAGGAAGATATACCGAGTTTAGCACGTTTATTCCAGTATATTATGTCAATGAAAAAAAGCTAATGTATATTATGTCTAAAGCAAGTCGTTTAAATAGTAGCGATGTTCGTAATATTGATCAGTTTATAGAATCATATAAACAGTATGCCCGAGAACAAGGAGGTGAAGTTTCTATATTTGATTATTTAGATGCTGATGGTGGTAGAGAACAAGATCAAGAATTAGTTACATTTTTAAGAGCTTTACAGCAAGATATAAATAAAACAGGTATTTCAGATTTAAACTTAGATTTAGATTTTAAAACAGACAATGTTATGCGTTGGCAAGGACGTTTAGTTTTAATTGATTGGTAAAATGTAAAAAAGGATATTTATATAAAATGGATAAATTTACAAAAATAGTATTAGAACAGATAAAGAAGAAAGGCGATTATGGAACCCGTAGGGCAGATAATGATTTAGCTGCTAAATTTTCTCAAAATTTTACTCCTCAAGAACGAATTATATCTTTTTACTTTGTCGATCATCATGGCAGAGGTAAAAAATATCCTCCTATGACAGTAGATCGTTTAGTAAATACTTATATTGGTAAATTAGGAAGTTTAAGACAATATCAAAATAAAGATTACATTTTTATTTTAGATACAGACAGTCAAAAAACAGGAAAAAAAGAATCGCTATGGGATGTATTTGTTATTCGTAAAAATGCTGCATTTCCTAATGTAGATAATAAGCGTATAGATTCTGTAGTATCCGGATATGCAGGTCAAGCTCCAATATTGAGTTTAAAAGCATTTCAAAAATTAAAAACAACTATAGCATCTGAAATAGCTGCAGCTGAAAAAGCTAGAATTGAAAAAGAAAAAGAAGAAGCTGCTGAAAAAGCTGAAAAAGAAAAACTAGAAGCTCAGCAGAATATAACTAAGAAAGCATTATCTGGAAATATAGACGTTAATAATTTAGGCAGTGGTACGACCGATGCTAAAGCTTTTCAAGAGTTATTATATTTAATTGGGAAATCGCTTGCTTCTGATACAACAGAATTTAAAAATTTTGCTAAATATCGAAATGAACGAAATGGTCAACCTGGTTGGAAGGGTAATATTGGAGAACAATCTTTAGAATTATTAAATAGATTAAATCTTAAAAAAACCTGGGAAAAAGGAAATGCAGGAAAAACTTCAGTTATTAAAGAATTACATGATGCTTTACCAAATACAAATGAATCAATTAATTATTTTAAAGGAATAAACATGAATATAAAATTAAAAGATTTAATTAACGAGCAACTCAGAGTTAAATCAGATGATGAAATGAAGGTACCCGTGATACCAACTAAACCAACTAAACCAACTAAACCAACTAAACCAACTAAACCAACTAACCCGGATACGAATTCAGATGATAATAACAAAACGGGTGATGGTACTACTACTGATGCATGTGCTGAAATTAACAAATATACAAATCAATATTACACTTCTACAACTGTAGCAGAAGGTTCTATAAATGGACCAAGAGCAGTTGTATATGATATTTGGAAACTTTATACAAATGCAGCCAGTGAGATTAAAAGCAATTTTGAAAATACAAGCTTTTGGAGTAATTATAAAAGTGGATGGGGAGATGATGAAACATCCGCAGTTAACTGGTATTGGGGTGGTTATTATGCTAAATCTGGTGGTAAATTTTATGATTATGTTTATAAACCATATATACAAAAAGCTTTAGATCTTACTAGAAAGTATGCTGATGCTGTGAGAGAATGTGGAGATGAATATGATAAACAATTTATAAATTTATTCGGAACTAGTTCTAACCCTTTTGGAAAAAATTGGGATATCTTAAGATCAGCTTGGATAAGTGGTAGAAGAAAAACATATGGTGATACTGGTAGTGACACGTTTTATATTAAATTAGAACATCCACGTGGAGTATCATCATATGAAATTGATACCGATTTTTAATATTAAAAAGTTATATGAAAAAAAATCATTGGCACACTGCTGGTAGTAAACAACGCCAAGCAGCTTACAAATACGGTTATAAATCAGGTTTAGAATTAACTGTAGCAGAACAAATCAAATCAAACGATTATGAAGTAAATTATGAAACTGAAACACTTCAATACACAGTCCCTGAAACAAAACACAAATATACACCAGACTTTGTGTTTACAAAACGAGATGGAACTTTGATGTACATAGAAACTAAAGGACGTTGGACTGCAACAGATCGTAAAAAAATGAAACATGTATTACAATCAAATCCTAGTATAGATTTAAGATTAGTGTTTCAGAATCCAAATCAAAAAATATCAAAAGCTAGCAAAACTACATATGAAATG